TATGCTGGTTCTAATACTGTAAATATCTATGCAGGTGGTACTAATGTTTTAAGTGCAAATAGTTCTACTATGAATATTCCAGTTGCTGGTGGTATTGCCATTGGTAATACTACCGTAAACACATCATCTGTTGCTATTGGTAACTCTACCGTAAATACTGCCATTACTTCAACTGGTATTACTCAAAATGGACTAAACTTTAGAGTTCCAAAGAACTACATCGTCAATCCTGGAATGCGTATAAGTCAAGAGAATGGGACAAGTAGTGGAGCCATTAATGGTTATTATCCAGTGGACCAGTGGTATATGTCACATTTTCAAGATGGTACACTAACAGCACAACAAATAGCTTCTGCGACTCCTGGTGGTTCAGAAAATAGAATTAGAATGACAGTAACATCAGCAGATACTTCTATTGCTGCTGGGCAATATGCTTTTCTTGTTCAACCCATTGAAGGTCTGAGAACTGCTGATTTACAGTGGGGTACTGCTAATGCAACTGATGTAGTACTTAGATTCGGTTTTAAAGGTCCAGCAGGAACTTATGCTGTTGCTATAATAAACCAAGATAACAATCGGTCATTTGTTCGTGAATTCACTATCTCAGGAGGTGATGCAAATATTGATACCCTTCAGACATTAACATTTCCTGGTGATACTTCAGGAACTTGGGACAAAGATAACACTTCATCATTAAAAATAACATTCACCTTTGCAGCAGGTTCCAATTGGCAAACAACTCCTGATGCTTGGCAAGCAGGAAATTACCGTGGGACAGCATCAACATCCAATGGTATTGGAACCACATCAGATGTTTTTGAATTGTTTGATGTTGGTCTTTATGCAGACCCAGATTCAACTGGTTTAGCACCAAGATTCGAATTGCCTCATTATGATACTGATTTAGCCGAGTGCCAACGCTATTTCTGTGTTTGGCACACACGTTGGACAGGTGTCTCTGCTAGTGCTAATTATAGGTACTCAGCCCCTTTCTCATATCCTGTTGAAATGCGTAGCACTCCCGCAGCTGGTGTTATTTCTCAGACAAATTCAGCACGCTATCCATCTTCAGCATATGCCGTAGGGATAAATAAATATGGCGGATATGCATATTACACGGCACAATCCAGTGGTGGCAACGACGCTTGGACTGTAACTGGCACTGCTAATGCAAGAATGTAAGGAACAATAAAATGGAAGCAGTATTTGCAAACGAAGAAAACACACAAATCAAATGGACTAATGAACAAGGACAAGTTTGGTCTGTTCCTTATCCTCTAGCAGATGGTCAAATTCCTAATCAAGTTCAAGAATGGTTGGATGCTGGTAATACAATCAGTCCATATGTTGCACCTCCACCACCTCCAGTAGAACAAGTAACTGCATATCAAGCAAAGATTCAACTATCTCGTTCTGGTCTTTATGATTCAGTTGTTACTACTGTAAATACTTCTGATAACCCAGAACTTAAGATTGCTTGGGAAGTTGCAACATCTTTTGAACGAAATTCACCATTTATTCTTGCTTTACAACCTGAATTAGGTCTTACTGATGAACAAGTAGATGATTTGTTCCAACAAGCATCACAAATTTCATAAGGAACTGATATGAGCACACTTAGTGTAACAACTATTAATACAGCAAATAGTACTACAGACTTAACACTGAAAACTGGTAATACTAGTGGTCCTGAAATTGTATTAGCTGCAAATGGTTCTACTTTATTTAACAATGTTAGTGCTTTATCAGTTGGCAATACTTCTATAGATTCCGAATCATTTTATATTAATGGCGAAGATATAGTATTAAGAGTATATGATTCAAGTAATACTCAAGTGTTTCCATAATAGAAATTCAACAAGAAATTAATTCTGCATCAACACAACAACAATTAGATGCAATTGATTTCAACTTTCCTGTATTTGGTGGATAATTAAAAGGAACCAAAATGTCAACTTTACAAGTATCAAATGTGCACTTAGAAAGTACTGCTAATAATCGTATCGAGTATGCTGGTTCTAATACTGTAAAT